AGTAAACACTTATGCGGCTGTTGCCGAGAATCCATATCTAAGCAAAAGATTTGCAATGAAACGTTTCTTAGGACTAGCAGAAGAAGAGATTGCAGAGAATGAAAATCTATGGCATGAAGAAAATGGCACACCAGACACAAGAGGCGGTAAAGGTTCTGACATGAGAGGTGTTGGTGTATCACCTGGCACATTAGGCAGTGACATAGCATCAGCAGAAGATCCTACACCAGAACCAGGTGCAGAAGTACAAGGCGAAGGCCCAGAAGATGCAACAGAACCAGGTGACACTGGCGAACCAGCAGACTTATAAATATTATTATGAAATTACTTGAATTTTTTGCATATGAAAATGATCCTTTTCAAAATCCTCGTTATGACAACGAAGATGACATCACAGTACGATCATTAGACGACACAAGAAAAACAAAACTAACACTCAAACAAATCAATGCTTTACGCAAAAGTATTGAATCCAAAGCAGAAGAATACGATCGCGACATGGAACGTGTGAACAAAATGTACGCACAGCCATCAGAACCTGCGGTCTAAGTCCACCAAATAAAATAACTACCTATATGGCTGGACAGGGGTTACCGAACAAAAAACGCAAAGAAACGGCAAAGATGGCTTTGTACAGAGAATCTGTAACTAAAGTTCCCTCTAACCCATTTCCTAATTCACAAACAGCAGTAATAATAATGAATGGTGAAAGCAGACAAGGATTTGATCTAGAAAAACTTAGGCATAAAGATCTTGCAATATTTGGCTGTAATGCAATTTACAGAACTTTTCCTGTGGATTATCTTGTAGCAGTTGATGTAAACATGGCAAGGGAGATCAATGATTCAGGGTATGCACACAAACACGAATTTTGGAGTTATCCACGTGCAAAAGTACAATCACCACCTGCTATAAAGTTTCCAACAGATTGGGGCTGGAGTACAGGTCCAACTACTGTGCGTCTAGCAATAATGAAAGGATTCAAGAACATTTATATACTGGGTATGGATTTTACAAGTCCGAATAAAAAGATCAACAACATATTCAAAGGCACAAAAAATTACAGAGCACCCACACATGATCCTATTTTTACTGGGAATTGGGAGAATCAGATGAGGCACAATGCCCATGATGTAGGCCCTGACTGCCAGTTTTTTAGAGTAGGGTCTAAAGAGGTCTTTAACCTAGATTTACCTCCCAAACTTCACAATTTGCCCAATTTGAGGGATATGTCCTATGCAGAATTTGAATCGCATATAAATAAATTGAGCAAATAACCACTATTTGCATAAAAATAGCCTAAAAGGACCCCTTTTCTGCTACCTAATACCCTTTTTCGTGTAAATACACACACTTGAAGCCATATGGCTTGTTTGCAAACAAGAACAGATACGGAGATCTAAATGTCAAACAAATTTAATGAATTACTAGACCTTCTTGTCAACGAAGAAAACGATAAAGCGGAAGAACTATTCCACGATATCGTAGTTGAAAAGTCTAGGGATATCTATAACGAACTTGTAGAACAAGACGTTGAAGATGTTAAAATAGAAGAAGAAAAAAAGGACGACGAAGATAAAGAAGAGTCCAAAAAAGATAAAATGAAAAAAGAAGGCGAAGAGTCTGATGATGAAGCAGTAGAAGAAACTGAAGCATCAGATGACGACGCAGTAGAAGAAACTGAAGCATCAGAAGAAGATGCAGTAGAAGAAACTGCTGATGAAGCCGACGAAACTATCGAAGAAGTTGGTGGCGATGCTACTGACGATCTAATTGCTGATATTAATGCAGAACAAAACGGTGACGAAATGGCACCAGAAGCGATGCATTCAATGAACGCAGGTGATGAAGATCCAACTGACAATGATGATGCAGAAGGTTCGGAAGAAGCAGTTAAGGACAAAGTAATGGACTTAGAAAATGCACTTGACGAACTAAAAGCAGAATTTGACGCAATGATGGGCGATGACGACAAAGGCGACGACGAAGAAGCCGACGCACCAGAAATGCCAGAAATGCCAGGTGAAGAAGTTGAAATGGAAGCGGACGCAACAGAAGAAGAAGCAGTAGAAGAAACTGCTGACGAAGAAGTTGAAGAAGGTGAAAGTAAAACTGCTGAACAACTAATCAACGAATACTCAGACATGGTTAAAGCAGACATGAGTAACGGTGAAGAGTCTAGCAAAAGTCCAGTAGCGGCAAAAGGTGGCACAGAGCCATCTGCTAACGCAAGTGATTTGATGGATACTAAAGAAGCAGGCGCAGTTAAAAGTGCGGACAAACCTAAAGACATGGGTGTAGACGCAAAAAACAAGCCAGGCATCAAAAAAGCGAAAATGGATAATGCACCAAAACCAACTACCGCTGATACACCAGATAACAAAACTTCTGTAACACCGAAGTAAGTTAAAAAGTAAATTAGAGGGAGAACTGGTATGCAACTACTAAGAGAAAATCTTACTTTTGATCAGGCACAAGTCGTGATTGAAAGTGATGCTAACGGTGGTAAAGACTTATTCATGAAAGGAATATGCATTCAAGGCGGCGTGAAGAACGCTAACCAACGTGTATATCCAGTGAATGAGATTGCAGAAGCAGTTAGAAAAATATCAGATCAAGTCTCCGGTGGATATAGTGTCCTAGGAGAGGTTGATCATCCAGATGATCTAAAAGTGAATCTGGATAGAGTAAGTCACATGATAACGCAAATGTGGATGGACGGTCCCAACGGATATGGTAAGATGAAAATTTTGCCAACACCAATGGGTAAACTTGTTGAAACAATGCTACAATCCGGAGTAAAATTAGGTGTCTCGTCTAGAGGCTCTGGAAACGTAGATGAATCATCAGGGAATGTTACGGACTTCGAAATCGTTACCGTGGATGTGGTGGCACAACCATCAGCACCAAATGCCTACCCAACAGCAATATACGAAGGTTTATTGAACATGGAAGGTGGACATAAGTTGCTGGAGATTGCCGCCGGTGCAAGGGAAAATTCCCGTGTACAAAAATATCTCAGTGATGGGATAGCAAAACTTATACGAGACTTGAAGATAAGTTAGGAGAACGATATGCTTGATGCTATCAAAGACCTCTTAGGATCGTCGCTAGTAAATGATGACCTTAAGAAACAAATAGATGAGCAATGGGAATCTAAATTAAAAGAAGTCCATGACTCAGTAAGTGCTGAATTGCGTGAAGAGTTTGCACAACGCTACGAACACGACAAGTCAGTGATGGTCGAAGCATTAGACAAAATGGTGACTGAAAACTTAGCCGGCGAGATCAACGAATTCGTTGCTGATCGTAAAGTAATGGCTGAGCGTCAGGACGTTCTTCAAAAGTTCGTTGTTGAACAATTGACTAAAGAAGTTAAAGATCTACATGGTGATAAGAAAACTGTGGCAGAAAACTTTGAAAAACTTGAAAACTTTGTCATCGATCAACTTGCTAAAGAAATCCAAGAATTCAACGCAGACAAAAAAGATGTTGTTGAAACGAAGGTTGCTTTAGTGGCTGAAGCGAGAGCAAAAATGGAAGAGATGAAAAAACGATTTGCTGAAAAAGCCGCTCCAATGGTTAAGACAGCAGTTGAGAAAACTCTTAACAAAGAGATTTCACAATTACGTGATGACATCACTTCAGCAAGAGAAGTCAATTTTGGACGTAGAATTTTTGAGGCATTTGCTAATGAATTTCAAACATCCTACTTGATGGAAAAGAGCGAGATTGCAAAACTCAAAAAACAAATTGCACATAAAGACACTGAACTAACAGAAGCACAAGACAAGATCGCGGAAACTACAACACTTGTTGAAAGCAAAGACGCAGAGATCCGTATCGCCCAAGATAAAGTGAATCGTGGTCAAATCGTTAGTGAACTATTAGCACCATTGACAGGTGATAAGAAAAAACTAATGAGTGAACTTCTAGAATCAGTTAAAACAGCCAACCTTGACAAGGCATTTCAAAAATACTTGCCTGCGGTTATGGAAAATAAGGCTGTCATTAAAGGCAAAATAATAAACGAAGAAAAGGCAGAAGTAACAGGCAATAAAAGTAACCATACTTTTAATCAAGAAGATGACAACGAGATTGTTGACATCCGCAGACTAGCAGGACTTTAAGGAGAAATAAATGTCTGATGTAATCTTAGAAAACAAATGGTCAGAAACTAAAACCGCACTTATGGACGGTTTAAGTGGCCAAAAACAAAAAGTAATGGACGTTGTTTTAGAAAACACAAGAAAAACTTTATCTGAGCAGGCAACAACTGGCGCAACTTCAGCCGGTAACGTAGCAACTCTAAACAGAGTAATTCTTCCAGTAATTCGTAGGGTAATGCCTACAGTTATTGCTAACGAAATCGTTGGTGTTCAACCTATGACAGGTCCTGTGGGACAGATCCACACACTCAGAGTTAGATATGCTGACACTACTACAGGTGGTGCAACAAATGTAATTGCTGGTGACGAGGCTCTATCTCCGTTCAAAATTGCAAGTTCTTATTCAGGTAACGATAGTTCACCTGCAAAAGGATCAGCAACAGCATCACTAGAAGGTGCCGGTGGTAAGAAATTGAACGTACAGATCCTAAAACAAACAGTTGAAGCAAAATCTAGAAAACTACAAGCAAGATGGACGTTTGAAGCGGCTCAAGATGCTCAAGCACAACAAGGCATTGACATTGAGGCTGAAATCATGGCGGCACTTGCTCAAGAGATTACTGCTGAGATCGATCAAGAAATCTTAACTTCATTAAGAGCGTTGGCAGGTTCTGCCGCGGCAACTTTTGATCAATCTGCAGTTTCTGGTACAGCAACTTTTGTTGGTGACGAGCACGCCGCTCTAGCGGTACTAATCAACCAACAAGCAAACTTAATTGCACAAAGAACAAGACGTGGTGCAGGTAACTTTGCAGTTGTTTCTAGTGAAGCATTAACTATACTTCAATCAGCAACAACTTCAGCGTTCGCAAGAACAACTGAAGGAACTTTTGAAGCGCCGACAAATACTAAATTTGTTGGTACACTAAACAATGCAATGAGAGTATATGTAGACGGTTATGCGGCTACAGGTACTGACGTTCTTGTTGGTTACAAAGGTTCATCTGAAGCGGATGCGGCGGCGTTTTATTGCCCTTACATTCCGTTGATGTCAAGTGGCGTTGTCCTTGATCCGTCAACTTTCGAACCAGTAGTTAGTTTCTTAACTAGATACGGGTACATTGAGTTGTCGAACACGGCTTCATCCCTTGGTAATGCGGCTGACTACTTAGCAAGAATTGCGATAAGCAATCCTTCATTTAGTTAAGATAAACTACCTAAAGATCATGAAGGGGAGTCCTACGGGGCTCCCTTTCTTTTTATAAATACTCGAAAAGAGTTATTATAAATGCCAAGAACTATCAGAGCCACAGACGAATTCAAGATAGAGGTCGTAAACGGTGCTAACACATCGAATTTGACGGTCAGTACTACCAGTGGCGGCACAAAGACTTTACAGTTTGACGGCAATTTAGAAATTTTAGGAACTTCTTCCGAAATACAATCCACACAATTAAACATTGAAGACAATTTGATTACACTCAGTAGAACCAATTCAGGTGGTGCTGATGTTGATGCTGGTATATTAATTGAACGTGGATCAGCAGGAAATGATGCATTATTTTATTGGAATGAAGGTGATGACAAATTCAAAGCAGTATTATC